GAAGCGAATGAAGGCTATTTAAGATTTCATGGATCTAAGAATTTTAATAAAAATATATTTTTTCAAGGAAAAGAATATACTTTTATTCCATGTGAATTTTCTTCATACGAAACAAATTCTGATGGCAGGCAAAGTAGACCAAAATTGCAAATAGGTAATATTAATAATTATTTCTCAAAAATAATGCAGGATCGAAATGATCTCATAGGTAAAAACTGTAATAGAAAAAAAATATTAGCAAGAGACCTTGATTCTAGAAATTTTGAAGATGGGATTAATCCTTATGGCATATCTAATTTTAATACTTACATTGCTTTTGATAAATTTATAGTAAATGCAAAATTATCTGAAAATCTTAACGTTGTTGAGCTTGAACTGGTTACTAAAGTTGATATTCAAACATTGTCTATACCAGCAAGAAAAATAACAAATGATACTTGTTCGTGGAATTATAGATGTTATGGTTGTAATTATGGCAATAATAAAAATTATTCTGGTCCTATAATGCCTTTTACGATTGGTGGAGGATTTAATACATATTTAGGAGTTCCAGTAGCTGATGATAATGATAAGGTTTTTGTCAAAAAAATAAATGATACAAATTCGGGAGATTTATATGATTTGCCGTATAATGGTAGTTATAATTTAACTTCTTTAACTTATAAAGGTGAATGGTTGTCAAATGTATCATATGCTGTTGGAGATTTTATATATTTAGATGCTATTTCAGATACTAATTTAGAAAATAATGAAGCGGTATTAGTATCTCTTAATAAACCAAAAAACTATTTTGTTTGTATCGAGGCTAATACTAATAAAAATCCATTAAATAATACAGACGTTTGGAAGCAAGATAAATGCTCGCGAACTTTAAGGGGCTGTAGATTAAGATTCAATAATAATACTTCTTTAACACAAGGTAAGCCTTATTTGCCATTTGGAGCGTTTCCAGCTACATTTCCATATAATAATGAATCTAAAACCTGAAATATATAATCAATTGCGAAAATATTCTAAAACTTTTACAGAAGAGGAAGTGTGTGGATTTATTGTAGAAGATCAAGGATTTGTTAAATTTATATCTATTGAAAACAAGCATCCAGAAAAAAATGCTCATGTTTTAATTTCACCAAAAGATTACCTATCTATAAAAAATAATTATAAAATATTATACTATTTTCACAGTCATCCAATTGGTTCGGATTTTTCAGAAACAGATTTATTTTATCAAAAATATCATAATTTAGATATGATAATGTATGATGTTGCTAATAACATCTTTAAAGAAAAGAAGTGTAAAATAATATAATATATGGTTAATATCAAATTACATGGTATTTTTGAAAACTATGTAAAAACAGAATGGCATTTAAATGTCAAAACTGTTTTTGAAGGATTTGAAGCAATCGAAGCAAATAGTGGTAAATTATTAGAGGCTTTAGGAAATTTTCAAGAATATTTAACTCATTTTATTGTATACGTTGATGATAAACCAGTTTCTCATGAATATTTTAGTTCGCCAATACTAAAAAAAGATTCAAAAATAGAAGTTGTGCCATTAATATTGGGATCTGCGATTGCTGGTATTGATATATTAATCGCTGTTCTTTTAATAGCGATAGCAACAGGTATACAGATATTGATAACGAGTTTAATGACTCCAAAAGCTCCAAAAGATATCAAAAATAATTCAAGATTATTTTCAGGTTATGAAAACGTGACTAAAAGAAATGTTGCTATTCCAATTGGCTATGGAAGATTGAAAATAGGCAGTATTGTTATAGCTAATGATGTAAATCTAACAAATAAAATTAATAATAATTAATATGGGAGCCACAGATTATAGACCAGTTAAATTGCTTGAGGACATGGAAAGAGAAAATTTAGGAGATTATTCTTCTGCAATTGGATCAAACACAATTGTTCAACAAGGTGATTCTAGCTCTAATCCAAATTCTTTTTCAAATAATACGTCCGTTTCAACAAGCTTTGTACCCACAAATACAGTAAAAATATATATTGAACAAGATTTGATTAATATTTTATCTTTGGCTTCTGAATTTCCATCTGCAAATTCAACTTTAGATACAGAATCGTTTTATAAAAGCAATGATCTGTTATGTGAAGGGCCAATTGAGGGTCTTGTTGATCAAGATGGAAATACTCTTAATTATATAGATTTAAGCTCTTCTATAAAAGATAGAAGCTCTTCATTGGCATATGGTGTTTATTATAATGATATATCTGTAAAAGATAAAAAGACAAATTTGTTGAATTTAACTGCTGCTAATTTTAATTTATCTTTAGGTAATGAAGTTAATAATTTTAATGATATATCTAGTTCTGTATATACATATGATTCTAAAGTGTATGATTTAGATCAAGATCCTGGTATAGCCAGTTTTAATGGCTTAGATCAAAAATATATTGGCGACCCATTTACCAATTCTACAGAAATTGGTTTATATAAAAATCTAATATTTTTAAAGAATAAAGCGCGTAATTTCTCTCATTATGTTAAAAATAAATATATTACAAGCGCTACGGTAAATATAAAAATAGATTCTTGTTTTTATATAGGAGGAAAAGGTGATACATATGGTAATAATATAAGATTTGTAGTTTGCGTGACAAATTTAACAGAAAGAGTGACAAATTATTTTTATTTTCAAGCTTATTTTGTAGCAAAAGGCAATCCCGTAATAATACCAATTCAAATACAATTTAATAGAGCGGCAAATTTATCATCAAATTCACCTGAATATTTAATAAATGTATATAGCGTTGAAAAAAGAATTACCGCTTTTGGAGAGAAAAATAGAACTGCTACAAATAATTCAAGAAGTTTTGCTGTAGATTCTATTGTCGAAAAAGTTGATTACGCGTTCTCTTATCCATATTCAGCGGTATGCCAAAATATAGTTAGTGCAAAGCATTTTTCTAATATACCAGTTAGAAGTTTCGATTGTAAGCTTTTAAAAATTAAAGTTCCTAATAATTACGATCCTGATGCCAGAGAATATGTTGGTGATTGGAATGGAGATTTCAGCAAATTATTAAGATGGTCTGATAATCCAGCATGGATTTTTTATGATTTGTGTGTTAATGGGCGTTATGGATTGGCAAAATCTTCAATGTCTGAAAGCGATTTAAATAAATGGGAATTATATAGAATATCAAAATATTGTGATGAATTAGTGATTACTAATGCAGCAACTAAATATAAAGAAGACGTTTTTCAATTTGATAATAGTATTTTATTAAATCAAACTGATTATAATACGATAACATTTACATCAATAGAGAATTTAAATACATTACAGACAAGATATCCTGAAAAAAGTATCTTATATTTATACGATTTAAAAAATGAATTAAACGAATCAATTAATATAAATTTTAAAAAAATTATTCTTTCTGTTAATAAAGTAGGAAATACTGTAAAAATAAAATTATGCAATGATTTTGGCGTTAGAAAATTTATAGAATCAGATATTTCTGGAAGATTTTATAATTCTTTAAAACAATATATTTCTGGAAACCCTTCTGTTTTAAATACAGAAGATAATGCTAAGAATTATGCTATTTCTTATTTAGCTAATATATCTAATCCTGTTAATAATCAATATAACTCTAGTTCAGAACAGGTCTCGGTTTCATATAGAAATGAAAAAATATTTGATAATTCTTTAAAAGTTGCTTCAGGAAAATGTGTCGCGAAACATCCTGAATATGACGACTTTCTTGAGCCAAGATTTTCTGCAAATATATATATTAATGATGCAACAGAGGGATTGAAGATATTAACAGATTTATCATCTGTTTTTCGTGGAATTTTCTATTTTAAAAACGGTTTATTAAATTTAAATTCAGATGTTAAAAAACCAACTTCTTATGTTTTTACTAATTCAAATGTTAAAGATGGATTCTTTAACTATACATCTTCAAATTTAGAATCTTCTTTTTCAGTAGCTAAAGTTTCGTATTTAGATAAAAAAGATAACTTTAAAGATAAAGTTGTTTATATTGAAGATGCAAATTTAATAAAAAAATACGGTTTAATTGAAAAAGAAATTCTTGGATTTGGTATAACTTCAAAATATCAAGCAGAAAGAATTGGTAAATGGTTTTTAACAACTGGTAAATTAGAATCTCAAACAGTAACGTTTACAACTGGTATTGAAGCTACTTTATTAAAAATTGGAGATATAGTAAGAGTAGCTGATAATTTAAAAAATTCAAAATTAGAATTTGGAAAGATAACCGCTCTGGATTTTAAAAATAACTATGTATATATAGACAGAGAAATGAAGAATGATGTTTTAGGTAAAAGAATTAAAGTATTATCTATAGTTGGAGATGAAACTTTAGAAAGTACGCTTTCAATTTTTGAAGCTAATAATTCTGATCTTAGATTAACTTTATTGCCTTATGATTATTTTAGTTGGAATTTAAAAAACAAAACAGTTTCAACAAATAATGGCAGAACACTATCTTCAGATTTCGTTTCAGCAGCAGCTTGGGACAAAAAAGCATTTACAGCACAAAGTTATATAGATAATTGTTTATTATCTTTTAAAGTTGAATTTACATCATCAATACTTGTTTGTGGTTTATCCTCTAAAAATATAGTAATAAATGATTCAACTGATATAGAATATGGTTTTTATATAAATAGTGGGAATTTACTTGGCATTTTTCCTGGTCATACAGATATTGGATCTGCATTTAATTTTGGCAAAACAATTACATCATCTGATTTACTATCAATATCATACGATGGAAATTATATTACTTTTTATTTAAATGGAAAGTCTTTAACAGATCAAATTGGTAGACCTAAAGGAAATCCCCTATTAGCAGTAGCTGCGTTTAATACTCAGTTCACAACAATCAATGAAATTATTTTTTCTAGATATCCATTACCATCATATGGTTCTTTTTCTAATTTAAGAGCAGATGCTAATTTTTCTATATATTTAGAAAATGATGCAGAGCAAGAAGATTTATATCGTATAATAGGAGTAAATGAATCTTCAACAAACGATTACGGAATAACAGCTTTAAAATATAGTCCTGAAAAATTTGAAGTCGTTGATAAAAATGAATATGTAGATGAAAATCAATACAATAAAAAACAAATTGTTTTTGCAACAGACGATTATATTCGCCCAGCATTCTCAGATTCTATTATAAATAATAATATTAAACAAACTACACTTTCTTTCGTCGAAGCCAATAATACTAATTTTGATTACTCTTTTAATATCGAAACAGAAGTTTTAACAGATTCTTTTAATTTATCTAATTATTTAAGCATTGAAATAAATTTTATTACATTGTTTTCTCGTTTAGATAATTCACCTTATGTTTATGGAATTTATTGCACAATAATAAAAGATGGAAAAGTATTAAAATTTAAACAGTTTAAAAACGAAGCTTCAAAAGTTTCTATTTTTCTTGGAGATAATATAACTTTGCAAAATAGCAGCGGCGTATCTTTTGATGTAGATTTATACGCTTTTGATTCAAACATGCGTTTAATTAATGTGTAAAATACAATATGGCATTTATAAGCAATACAGGAATTGATTACGATCAAGCTTTTCAGATAAAAAGTATTGATCTATCATTGAACGGCGCTTTTTCATCAAAAAATAATACTTTTTCACCAATTTCTTTTGGAATTGATTCCTCTACTCCATTTGTAAGCGGATTGTTGGCTGAAAAAGATATAAATCTAGTTTGGACAGTTGAAAGGCCAATAACAAAAGAAATACTAAGTTCTTTTGTAAATGATCGTGGATTTTCAGGTTTTTATGTAAATTTTTACGACATAAATAGAAATTTAATATTTACAGATACAAATAGTTTTAATAATACAAATTATTCAATATCTGCTTCTGATATTTTTAAAGTTTTCGCGGCAAAAACTGGTTCTCAAAGCGCAGTTAGTTTAAATCAATTTTTTATAGATGTAGTAAGTCAAGATTTTCAAGGAAATACTAGCACTGGATCTGCTATTGTAAATTTTGGTTCTGCTGAAGTTCAAATAACTGAATATAGCATCACAAATGAAACAAAATTAAATTTAGATTATACGGATAAAAGAGTGGTAGAGTCTATTGATGTTTTTGTAACTACTGGAATAAGTTTTGATACATCAAGTACAGATTATTTATATTATGTAAACTATAACGCTCCATCGCTTGAGAATATTTATATTCCAGATTTAACTCAAGCAGGGCAGGGGCAGCTAACAGACAATACATTAAGATTACCTTATTATGTACATTTAGTTCCATATAGCTATTATGCCAGTGGAAATAAAACAATATCTTCTGGAATAAAAACCACTTCATATTCTGAAGTTTTTTTACCAATATCTATAGATAATGTTACTGGTTTTGTTTTTAATAATTTTTCTAAAACATCTAAAGAATTAGATTTAAACGCTCTGATTAAATGGGATTCAGTTTCAGAATCTCAGGATTGCTCTTTTCATATTTTAGTGGAAGAAAGCGGAGTTAATTCTAATAAATACGATTATTTTATTCAAAATAGATCGCTTGATGATATATCTTCTATTTCTAATGGAACTGGTACTGGTTTATTATCATCAGGAATTATATTTCAAAATTATGGAACTTCTGGTATACAATGGACAGATCATACTATTTTTGTAAATAATTTTGGTTCGTTGCCAACAGGAGTTTATAATCAATATACAAGTGGAATAAATTATATAACTGAAGTAAGAATACCTTCTGGAGTATCAAATTCTTCAGAAATATTTTTATCGTATAATTATACTGGTAATAATGAATTTCAATTTTTGCCTTCTGGTGGATACTTTAGTGGTAATATATATACAGGAACTTATTCTGATAGTAGATATTTACCAATTTTTGCACCAAATGATAATGCATTTAATGATTTAAATGATACAGTAACTGGAATACAAATAGCAAAAAGAATAACTGGTTTTGCGGATTTCGTATATTCAACAATTGATCCGTCTTTTATTTTTCCAGTAAAAGAAGATACTAATTATTTTGTTAAAGTTCGTGCAATAAATACTGATGAAGTTGTTTCAGAGTTCTCAGATACTTTGTTTATTAGTTCTGGATATATAAATCAAGCTATAAATTTATCACCATTAAGTGGTAAAAAAGTTATTGATGGTTCAGGTGTTAGTGGTTATATACCTGTATTTTCTGATTCAGATAGTTTAACAACAGGAACATTATATTATAGTGGAAGTAATAATATAGTATTTACTGAACTTCCAAATGTAACTACAACAGCAACAGGTTATTTAGTAGTTGAAAATAATATAATAAAAATACAAACTGGAACTGCACCGACAAACGGTTCGTCTGGAACATCAGGATCTAGTGGTACATCTGGAGCGTCTGCTACATCAGGAAGTAGTGGCACTTCTGGCCTAACAGGATCAAATGGAACATCTGGTAGTAATGGTTTTAGCGGGTCAAGTGGAACTAGTGGAACAACAGGAAGCAATGGAACCGCAGGATCTTCTGGATTTTCTGGAAATAGTCAAACTTCAGGAACTTCAGGCAGCTCTGGAACAACAGGTACTAGCGGAACAACAGGCTCTTCAGGAACTTCCGCAACCAGTTTCAGTTCTGGAACTTCTGGTAGCTCTGGAACAACAGGTACTAGCGGAACAACAGGCTCTTCAGGAACTTCCGCAACCAGTTTCAGTTCTGGAACTTCTGGTAGCTCTGGAACAACAGGTACTAGCGGAACAACAGGCT